TATCTTGTTTGTCTTCTTTGCTCAAGAGTCTTGTCGATATTAAATTAGCCTTTATGCATAACATCTTAGCTATTGTTATCAATACACTTTTGCAATGCTCTACCGATAGCGCTGTCTGGTAATCGTCCATGTTCTGGTAATCCTAAAAGTTTACGTATTACGGGCATACATTCTAGTGGGCCGCTTAGGTGAGAGTATTGTTTTAAAATACCAGGTTCTGAGAAAATATTATCATCCATGATAATTAATCCTTATTTTTGTTTTATTTTAAGCTCCTGAGATTGAACATAAGCTGAACATCCTACCCAGCTATATCCTGTGGCTCGTGAGTGATACATTTGTAAGTATTCTTGATCAGGTTTTGGGAGGCTAAGTTGAAACTCAATAATTCCAGAAACCCATTCATATCCAGGAACACCCTTTTCGTGTCTTTTAAACTCTATATCATCAGGTTTTCTCATTTTAGGTTTATCAATAATCCTTTGTTGCTTAATCCATCCTTTAGGCTCATCAAATTGCTTTTCACGTACAAACTTTAAAATTCCTCTTAATCTTTGCTGTCTCGTGAACTTTTCCTCTCGATTAAGTAAAGAATACAAAGCGGCACTTAGAAAATCTTCTAAAGTTTTAATATTCTCCGATTGAAAAGGATTTTTCTCATAGCATTCCGACAAAGAGAATTTTTCATGGTCTGTTAGGGTTTTTGAATTGTCTACTACTACTACCGGTTTTGAAGTGAGCCCTGTAGTAGTAGTTATATCTTTAATATCTTCTTTAATATCTGTATGCAATGGAGTGCAGTAGTTTAGTGCAATGGAGTGCACTAGTTTGGTGCAGTCGATTGCACTAGTGTTGGATTCTTGTACAGTGGTGCACTCCAGTGCACTAGTGTCTAATTCCAGAACAGTTATGCTTGATTTAGGGTTATAAATCCAATTGATTTTTTTTCTATTGGTGAATCCAGTGCGCTGAATATACTTAAACTCTTCGAGTTGATTCATGATGTTATAATATTGGCGTTTATTAATTTTTGTTAATTGACAAAGATAATCAGTTGAGGCTTTTATATTTTTTCCCGCTGTGTGAAGGGAATAAAAAAATGCAGCTATAAATGTGGATGTTTTTTCTAGTCGATCATCTTGATAAAGAAAAAATGGAATATGTAAGTAATCAGGTAAGTTAAATTTTTTTGTGTTGCATGTATGATCTGTCATGATACAATTGCTCCGTTGATGAATCCGCTCCGGACTCGTTAATTTTTTGTTAATTGCCTTTGCTTCGGCAGTTAATGGGTTTGTTGGCCCGTGTTGTTCTCGTTTAAAGAACTTTTTAGGATGTACCTTTCCTCAATTTGCAGTTGAATCAAAGGCTAAGGGCAGGATGCCCTAAATTTATTTAACTAGCATACAATATCATATTCCAAATTCTTATTAATCAATTTACACCAATCCAAAAATCCTAAGTACAATTGGTATAAATATAGAACTAATAAATAAAGTTATTAACCAATTAAGTTTAGAATCTACCGATTTAACCACATGCTCAATAGACCTAAATTTAATATCTTGAACCTCATGCAAAACCCTGAGCCTCACCTCATGATCGATATACTGTTCGTCCGTCACAAAATCCTCCCTGTTCAATCATGATGCCACTCTGCCATTAAATCATTTTTAGTTAATCGTTGCAGCTTAACTTGTGATTTTAAAGGCACATAACCCCACTTTAACCAATTGCCCAAGGTAGCGCGTGACATACCCGTTTCTTTATTGAATGCATAAGAACTTTTGTAATACCGATAAACCTCTTTTGGACGCATATGTGACTCCTTAAAAAAATATAAAATTATTATGGCAGATTACTTGACAGGGTACAAGGACTTGTACTATACTTCTTTTACGTCACTACCGACGCAGACTAAAAAAAGTGAAGAGGTATATATCATGCAAAATCAAAATTGTACATTAGAAAGGGAACATATTTTAGAAAAAAGTATTCAAGAGCTTGAACAGCTTAACAAAAAGCTTGCAAAGTTTATTGTACGCAAGGAAGAATTAACAAACGAAATCATAGGAGCTATTGGCCATGAACATGAAGGCCAGAAGTCTTATGAGTATAACGTTTGGAAAATTGAGGTGAAGACACCTTTTATTTACTCATTGAATAAAAGATGTTATGAATCACACGAATTTAATTTGCCGGAAAAGTTTAATCCGATAAAAGAGTCTGTATCTTATACTATCGATAAACGCTTATGTGATAAATATATTGCCGAAGCCCCGAAGGAAGTGAGAGATACTTTAGCACAATTGATTGATAAGAAGCCTGGGAAGGCAAGTATAGTTATCAAGGAGCGTACACAATGAGCAATACTGTCTTAGTCATAGGCGAATCAGGAAGTGGCAAGTCCACTTCCATTCGAAACCTTGATCCAAAATCCACGTTTATTATTTCTATTCTAGATAAACCGCTTCCTTTTAAAGGGTATAAAAAATCCTATAACGAAGAAAATAAAAATTTTTATTGTTCGGATGACTACAATGCAATTATTGCATACATTCGTGCAATTAACGAAAGACGTCCTGATATCACCACTTTAATAATAGATGATGCCCATTTTCTAATGGCAAATGAATTTATGAATAGAGCTTGTGAGAAAGGATTTGATCGTTTTAGTGAGATAGCTCAGCACATGTGGCAGGTTATGTGCGCCATAACTAGTAGTCGTGATGATTTAACCTGTTTTGTATTGTCTCACAGTGAAATTGATAACACGGGAATTTCAAAACCTAAAACTGTTGGGAAATTATTAGACGATAAAATTACCCTACAAGCGATGGTAACAGTTTGCTTGCATACCAAGGTCAGAGATGGTCAGTATCAATTTTTAACGCAAAATGATGGCAGCCATGTTTGTAAGGCTCCTATGGATATGTTTGAGGGATTATTAATTCCCAACGATCTACTGTTAGTCAAAAATGCCGTAGAAAACTATTATAACTAAGGGGATAAAGATGGCTGGATTTTGGGAGAGTGATTTGGGAGAGGTTACAGGAAGTAGTCAAGATGCTTTTGCGAAAAGCTTTGTCTTGGTGCCGGATGGTACCATGGCATTAGCTAGAATTGACAAATTTATCAATGATGAATATAACGGAAATAAATTTTTGAAAATTGAATGGACACTAACTGATGGAGATTTCAGAGGCGCCAAAGTTGAGCAGAAAATTAAAGTATGGGGTGATAGTCGCGACAAAGACCCTGTAAAAACCCGTCATCGTGCTTTGAATATGCTCAAGCTCTTATTCAATCTTTATAATTTAAAACCGCGTCATTCTAACGATCCAACTGATCAAGATTTAGCACTATTCATAGACAAGGTTGCAGGCATTAAAATACGTGAAACTGAACCTAATGCCGATGGTAAACAATATAACTGGGTGGCCGAGGTTCATCCGCAAACAGGGTTTAAATGTGAGACAGGCATTAAGATCGTGGTTACCCATAACCATCTCAATGAGGCCAATGACTTGTTTGATTCGGCGTTTTCTAGAAATAAACACGTGAATAATGAAAGCGATATTCCGTTTTGAAGGAACTAATAATGACAATAGGAAGGCTTACTAAGTTAATAGAGTCCATAGATTATAGATCGGATGAAAAACGTAATTATATCGGAGCCTCAAGTATAGGCTCTGATTGTTTACGTCAGATTTGGTATGAGTTTAAAAATGCAGATGGGGAGATTGTAACTAATAAATTAAAAAGAACTTTTGATATTGGTAAGCAATTAGAACAATTAGTTTTTTCTTGGTTGACTCTCTCAAATGTTAAATTTGTAAGTCATCAATTACAGTATGAAGACGAAGAGCTTTTGTATTTCCAAGGTCATATTGATGGATTTCTGCCAGAACTAGAGGCAATACTAGAGATTAAAACCGCTAAAGATTCGAGCTTTAAGGGATTTGTCAAAGATGGTTTAAAAAAATGGAGTCTTAGGTATTATGCACAATTACAATCTTATATGGGAATGTCTGGATTTCATAAAGCCTATATACTTGTATTAAATAAAGACAATAGTGATATTTGGGATGAAATGATAACTTTTGATGAAACATTTTATTTGTCTTTACGTGAGAAAGCTAAAATGGTTTATGAAGCCGTTATTCCGCCACTACGGGTTAATAACTCACCTCTCTGGTACCAATGTAAGATGTGCAAATTCAATAGGGTATGTCATGAATGATCTAAGAAATATTTGCGATGAGATGTTCAAAGTAACTTTTAAAGACATTTTGGAATGTATTTACTCAGAAATAGACTTTGCTATAGAAAGGACTTTAGAGTCTTTGGCGCATCTTAATATTCATGCCGATGAACATCTTATCAGAAAAGAGATTATTACTTCTATTGTTAGGATTTTGTCTAGCGATTTGGAGAAATTTAAGGGTGTACAATGAAATGGTATTCATCAAAAAGATTTAAACCTGGTCAAACAGGAGATCAAATAATATTTAGGCTTCCCTCTGGATATATACATACGGGCGTGTGGGATCACTTAAAAGATCAAGGCTATCATTTTGAAACTCACAGTGGAGATAGATATCCTTTGCATGAAACAACGCATTTCTGCATACCTGATCCAATTGAGATTGAAAAATGACTGAATTAGAAGATTTACTAAAAATATTGCCATCACAAATACATGTTCCAAGATTTAATTTTAATGGTAAAAAATTAAAACCGATTACATATGATTTAATAATTTTTAGATATAGAAACGATATTTCATATAGGAATTTAAAATGTACGTGCTCTGGAAATGTAATATTAAAAGATAAATTAATAGAATTTTATGATGGAGAATTAATTGAGAATGTAAAAAAAATGCTCGCTTGGGTTGTTGAATGGGGCGACGCAAATGACTCAAGATGAAGTTGATTTGATTTATGAATATTTGCATGAGAATTATGAGTATCAAGATGGAGAATTATTTTCAAAAAGAAAAAACAGAGTTATAGGTCATATAAGTGAAGACGGGAGAATGTCTCTTACCCTAAACAAAAAAATCCTTGGTAGAATCATTTTAATATCAATAGCTAAATGTGTTTTTATATACCATTTTAAAAAATGTCCCAAGTATATAAAGCATATAAACAACAATCCAATGGACAATAAAATAGAAAATTTGGCTGAGATAAACAACCGAAATACAACACTTTACAATCCAAAAACAAGAGGTGTATCTAAAAGCAGAAATAAATACCGCGTTATATTATCTATTGGGAACGGAAAAGCAAAACATATTAGATCATGGGATTTAGAAAAAGATGCAGAATGTTTTTATCAAAACGTTACATCTCTGATTAATTCAGGAGAAGGTCTAGAATCAGCTATACAATCATCTCTTTTAAAATTTCCAACAAATAATATTAAGAAAAGAAAATATCCTATTGGAGTACATCCAGTAAATAAAAGATTTGCTTGCGCTATGTATGCTAATAGAAAAAAAATATATATTGGCACATATGATACCCCAGAAGAAGCTTATGAAGAATATCTAAAAGCAAAAAATGAAAATACTTCGTAATTACCAACAACAAGCAGTTAATGAGTGCTGGAAATTCTTAAAAAAAGACAATGAGCCAGTCCTCCTCATGGCCTCTGTAGGGTCTGGAAAGAGCCTTATGATCGCATCAATACTATTAGATATTCAACATGCGCATAAACGCGCTCTATGCCTTGTAAATAACTCTGAACTCGTACAAAATAATTGCGTTACATTTAATATACAAGGTGGAGATTCCTCTATTTATTGTGCAGCGCTTGATTCTAAAGATACATCAGGCTCTGTTATATTCGGTACACCCCAATCAATATTAAATGGCATTAATAAAAATGAGACAATATCCCAGATTAAATTTAATCTTATTGTAGTAGATGAAGCCCATGCTATTAATTTTAATAATATTAACTCTTGCTTTATGCGTATATTACGTCATTACAAACAAGAATATAAAGACATGAGAATCTTAGGAGCCACGGGAACCAATTACAGATTTAAAGGAACGGCTATCGTAGGGAACGATTGTTTATTCCGAACCCAAGTGGGAAATATTACAACCCTTGACTTAATCAAAAATAAATATCTCATAGCCCCTCATTTTTCTGTTGATGAAAAACTAATCATAGATTTTTCAAAAGTTAGAATTAAACAAAATGGTCTATTTGACCAAAAAGATTTAGCGTTCGTTATTAATAAAAGTACCCGTATTACAGAACTTATCTGTAAACAAATTGTCCATATCATGGAATCTCAAAAAAAATTTGGTATCTTCATCTTTGCCACTACTAGGCGTCACGCTGAAGAGATTTTAAGTCACCTCCCTGAGACGCAAAGCGCTTTGATTCTTGGCGATACGCCTCAAGAGGAACGAACAAGGATTTTAGATGCAGCTCGTCAAGGTAAAATAAAGTATTTGGTTAATATCGCTATTATTAGCGTCGGGGTTGATATCCCTGCTTATGACACGCTTGCCTATTTAAGACCCACAGAAAGCCTTGTTTTGCTTGTTCAAACTATGGGGAGGGTCTTACGGCTTTCGCCAGATACCAATAAAACAGAAGCTCTTATCTTAGACTTTGCCGGCAATATAGAGCGTCATCGCGACTGGGACGACCCTATATTACAAGATGCAGTACAAAGCACTATTGATAAAGACAAGCCTTATGTAATCTTATGCCCTCAATGTAATGTAATGAATACAGAACATGCTAGGCGTTGCATAGGTAGTGTTAATGACAAACGATGTGATTATTATTTTGAGTTTAAAGAGTGCCACAATCAAGACTGTAAAGTTAATAACGATATTACAGCGCGTCATTGTCGGGCTTGCGAAATAGAATTAATTGATCCTAATGCCAAACTAAATCTGGATACAGTTAAGAAATCTTACCATGAAGTTCGCGTATTAGGCGCCAAATATGCATTATCCGGAACTAATAATAAATTTAGAGTAAGCTGTATATATTCTTGCATAGACAATAACGGAAGAAAACGGGATATCTTCGAGCATTATACGCCTTCTAGCGAAAAGGCTAAGAATGTATTCTACGGACAATTTGTAAGGCGTCATTGTAATAAATCATCTCAATGGTACCCGTACCTTATGAAACGACATAAGGTTGAAGAAATGCTACAGGAAATTAATACACCATCTAGATTATTAATAACACCAAATGAGAATGGCATTTTAATTAAGAAGAAATTTTTCGATTAAAAAAGGCCAAAAATCTGGCCTTTAGGATTAGTCCGCTTGAAGTAGAATAATCTTCAAGTAAGCACTATTAGTCTGAGCATTAGTACCTAGTGTTGGTGCAGTCAGAGTAACAGTGGCCGTAGATGTGTTAGCCAGTGTTAAAACATCTCCAACGTTCAAATGTACGAACACATCTGCTACTATTTCGTTAGCTTGTTGATCAGGACTCAAAGTCATGTTCGCAAAAGTAGATCCAGGAACAATCACACCATTTTGAAATAAACTTAATGTCCATACAGGAAGAGGCGTGGCTATTGGATTTAATGATCCACACATTCCTGTAAATACATCATACCAACCGGCACGCTTTATAGTTATTTGTCCATTAATAGCTGCCATTGAAACGTCGATATTTGCAGTTGCAAAGATTGTTTTTTCCAATAAGACAACTTGACCAGCCAAATTAGGACCAGTAGATGCGGTTAAACTTTGATTTTGTGTGGAATAAATTTCTGCAAATTCAGGTGCAGGAATTTTATCTCCGCCACCACAAGCAACACAAGAACCAGGAATCCCTTGTGGTCCTTGAATACCTTGTGGACCTTGCAACCCGTCTTGTCCACGTGGACCTTGGACACCTTGTTCGCCTTGTATACCTTGCATAGATTGACAGCAACCGCATTTATCTTGATGATCACTCATGATAATCTCCGTTGATTAATGTTGTTTAAAACATAAGTCACCGAGGCCCATGGGATTAAGAGAGATAATTCGAATAAAAAGATGGGGATGGTTATTAATATTAGCATAACATTACAAAATAAATAATATATACTACGTCGTTTTATTTCAGAAGGAGTTTTATGTAATGCAGTACAGTTTTAAGCTATTAGGAATTTCCGTATTACTACTTTCAACAGCAACTCATGCCGGAACATTCAAAACCACTTGCCACAGTAGAGCTAATTGCGCAGGCGTCAATGAATCCATCACTTGGAATGGTCAAGAAGAACATTGGTGGCGCGTATTTTCGATACACCGTTCTAAGAAGTTAGGCGATCATTCCGAAAATACATTCATGAAATATGGACACCGTTGTGCAATTGTCCATTGGACTGAAGCCCAAGATGAGCATAATCCTTGGGTAGTTGAAGGGTATCACTTCTACATGGATTTGAATGGCTACGAAGTCTATGATTGCTACACCTATGCAACTGGCTGTAACTTAACTGAAGGGTGGTAATAATATGTATGAATTACTTAAAACTATATGTCTTTCAATAATATTAATTTCTCTATTTTGTAACCAAGCAAAAAGCTCCGAATCCCAACAAATGGACATCCCACAAACTCCAGAGAACCAAGCATACTTTGCAGCCGTCGATAAAGACCCGTCTAAGCCTCACAAAATGCCCAAAGCATTAGCAAAGATGATCTTCGGTACAAGTCATGTTCCTGAGCCGCATTCAGGTGTACATATCAGGCCTATGTCTAAAATGAATATCTCTAAACAAGGTTTACAGGCATTCCAAGCAAGACAAAGTGCTATTAAGAAAACTGGTTATGTTAAAGAATATAATACTTATGCTTTAACACTACAGAATATCCAGCATGCAGCTGATGAGGACTATAAGGAATCAGCAACCGATACGACGCTTCATAATACGCATTTAGTCCGAACATTTAATGAATTGGAGCTTGCATATAAAGGACAGGACATACCATTAAGCCTTGTAAAGTCTTCAATTGGCTATTCACCTGCAGGGATGTTTATGGACAATGACAAATACAAAGGATGGTCTGCGTGGGGATTATTCTTTGTATCCCAAAATGATTTAACCTGTACTTATGATGAATCTAATGTAGAGATTTCTGGTGGCTCGGCTAATGTTGCCAAAGAAATCGTAAGCCATAATATTAATGGCAAAATAACTACGATTGTCACGTCGGGCAATAATGCTTCTGGCTTTATCGTTGATGCACAATGGTTTGATAAACGTTTTAGAAACCAATTGCGCTGCCGGATTGAGACTTATGATAAATCATTGGTGGATAGTGTAATTGCTATGGCTAAGGATATAGATAAAAAAAATGTGTGAACTAAATGATTGATTTAATAATCATCGCATGTCCGCCATATTCTTTATACAAAAAAGCGCCAGAGGATCAATCACATTCAGAATTAGTTGATTGCCCAATATGTAAATTGAAAATGTGGTTATCAGAAAAAAAGAAAGAATTGATTCTTATGCATACTACCATAGGAGATGAAATTCAGTTAATTTGTTACAAGTGCTTTAAAAAAGAAGCTAGTGAGTGTCCAGAGTTTTTTGAAGATTCAGAGATTATTAAGATATGAATGACTTCACCAAGGAAGAATGTATATGCAAGGATATTAAAATCCCTAGATGGGACATCTATATTTGTAGTTATTGTGGAAGACAATTGGCTTTTTTGACCACCCCAGAACTTCCTTACCATTTGATTCCATTTTGGAAAAAATTATTCATTAAGATTAAAGGATTTATTAGAAATGAATGACTTCACGAAGGAAGAACTAGAAAATATTTTAACATGCGTTAATGCGGTAAGTTATAACAATAAACAATCGGCTGAAACGCTTAAATCTTCAAAAGAAAAACTTAAATCCATGATTGATAACTATTGCGAGCATTTAGAATCCAAAGAAAATCATAATCCTTCCGTAATGGAATGTAAAAAATGCGGGGATTTTTTTGTTGAGTGACTTTACGAAAGAAGAATTACAATATTTTCTAATGACTATGGAGCCTTTTCATTTTCTCTGGAGACATGACCCGATGAAACTTGAAAATAAACTCCGGTCTATGATAGATAATTATTGCGATCATGAATCTGGTTACATTGATTATGATCATCAGGCTATTAAATGCAAAAAGTGTCATAGGTTAATAGAATGAATTACTTCACGAAAAAAGAGTTGCAAATGATTTACGAAAATTATAAAGGAACACAATATTCTGATATATCCGACAAAGCAAAGTTAATAATTGATAATTGTTGTGAGCATGAATGGCATACTAATCCTTATAATTACGTGCTTTATTGTCAGAAATGCGAAGAAACCACAAAAAGTGACACCCAGGAAAAATTATTAAAAAATAAAAGTGATTGAATAATGACAGATAATGAAAAATTAGTTGAAGTGTCTCTTTCATTGGAAAATAGAGCGTGTACCAAATGCGGACTAATTCAAATGCATGATGAAATATTCGGTTCAGTATTCTGTGATTCAAAAGAGGCGTTTTTTTATGGGTGTCCAGAAAAAGAGGAATGGCTTAAAAGATTCCCAAGCTCTCAATATGATGAATCAATAATCCCACTTCAAAAAATGACTCGACCATTCATATATGAACCAAAAGTCTAATTACTGTGATAATCAGACATATATATAAAAATACAACTTTTGTATCTATTGTAATACTAAATGTATACAAACTAGTAAGTTTACAGCTATTTAAAATGTATAAAATTAATACTAACAAAAAGATTAATTATTATACAGAATATTAGTACAGTTTGAGTTACAATCAGAACTAGAGATTTCCAGATAGTTTAATAAAATATCAATTGCCTCAGAATAGCCCCAGGCAACATGACAATCATAGCCGCGTTCTTTTTTTCTTTCCAAAAAATCACTTTGCTCTTTGGAAAGCTTTCCGCTTCCTACTTTTAATTCGAGCCAAAGTCCTGCTTTACCATTTTTTGGAATGGCTACAAAAATATCAGAAACCCCGCGCTTAACACCCATCCGTTTTAGTTTGCGTCCTTCTTGGATGGAACAACTGCGCTGATTAGCAAAATGATGGGTATCTTCAAAAACATCAGGCAAATTGTAAGAAACCCAATTCATGAAATTTATTTGTGCAACATCTTCATTCTTCATCGCTCCCTCGCATCATAAGAGCAACATCCTTTGCTCTTTGTCCTACTTGCATGGCCCAATCACTATTTAATGCGGCTCTTGCAGCTTCGGTATAGTTTTTAGATTCAATAGCGGCAATCATGTTCTTGAATTCTAACAGTCCTCCAATACCCAAATTAAAGCACATATTAAAAAGAGCATCTTTAACATTGGGTGGCGCATTGATATAGAAACTTTCTGCAAGTAATTCTTTTTCAGTTATTGCCATGTCATTATCAAGTAAGTAGTTGGCTTCATCCACTGATATGCCATCATCTTGTAAATCTCTACCCCAACCTATTGTGAGTTTACCTCTCGTATCAATATAGGCTTTGCTATCGTAACCTTCATAATGTTTTAACCATGACTTTAATTGGTCTTTAGTCATTGCAAATCCTTTGCAAAAAGGCCCCGAAGGGCCTCAGTTTTAGGCGGGTGTGACGATCCTATATCGCACATAGAGGATAGCCGTTGAATCGCCGGTCGCAAAATCTTGCGTTGCATTGGACAAATACACAGCAGTATTAAGAGAGGCTGTAGCGGTTACGCTTAAACTTCCAGCAATACCACCATTTGACAAGAACCCTGATGCAGCGACTCCGTTTAAGGAAGCAGCCGCTAACGTACCAGAGGCGACTGGGCCTGCTCCATGAACGGTGTTCCCGTATTGAGCTGCTAATACACCACCTGCTGTATATTGCGTGGTTACGAAGGCGATGTCCCATAGAATATTATCGATTAGGATAAGTTTTCCTGCACCAGGGGCTGCAATCAATTGCACAGGAGTGTCATACAAGGCTTTGATTTGAGTGGCTGTTAAGGTAACAGTCGCTGTGGCGGCCACATCTAGGGCTAATTGCGCATAATCAACTGCATTATTTGCAATCTTAGAGCCTGTGATGGCACCTGCGCCAATCGTAAGGACACCGGTATTAGAGAGGGTTCCATCTCCGCTTAGGGCAACAGGGGCCGCTACACCTCCAGAGCTTCCCACAAGTAAATCAGCCGAAGCTAGGGGAATTGAGGTTACGCCTGCGTTAGTAATAGCGACGATGCCTGACATAGCAACGTTAGCTGCAACACCTGAGCCATTACCAACTAAAATATGCGCAGAGGTTAATGGAATAGAGGTAACACCTGCGTTGGTTATTGAAAGGATCCCAGTTACAGCGACACCTGTTGCAATATTTGAGGCGTTTCCTACGAATATATTGCCACTAGGTAGCGAATCAGATAATCCACTAGAAGGTGCTAATTCAATAAATGTAAAGTTAACGGGGTCATAAGTAAAAAATCCAATTTGATTAGGGGAATAATAAATTAAAACGATATCACTTGGGAGCCATTGAAACTCACCATTATTTAATAATTGGATATTAGCATCTTCATTGGTTACATAGCCTGCGGCTGTAATAGTTGCTAAATTTGCGGTGGTTACAATACCCACGATGTTAGGGGTAAGGTTAAACTCCCTCAAAATCGAGGTTATTGTAGTTGTAGCGGCCATGATATCTCCCTATAATTTATCTTAGTTTATGTTTTAAATTCTTCCTTCTAATTCTATCTATATCATCAACACCGATATAATCACACCCTTCTGCATAGATATCAGTGCGAACCCCATGTTTACCTGCATCTTCTGCAGTAGTAAGCAGTTCATCATGATTCTCAAATTCTCTATCATCGAGTATTTCATCAACATCAGCACGGATTGTACGTTTCATAACAACCCCTTATTTTTTATGGTGTTCTTTTTTATGTTCTTTTTTGTGCTCTTTCTTATGTTCTTTTTTCTTATGTTCTTTTTTATGTTCTTTCATTTCTTCTCGTTTCATTTTTTAGATCTCCCTTTATGATTGAGTTTCCCTAACGTTTCGGCCAAACGAGCTCGTTTGCCTTCTTTACCACCTGCATGTGCAGCCTTTTCTAACTTTTTCTTAGGTATTTTTTTGCCTTCCGGAACACCAAGTTCTTTATGAAGCGCTCCCTTTTTCATTCCCATTTTTTGGATCCACTTTTCCGCCATCTTCAGTCTCCATTGTTTTTTCAAATTCAGCAGCCACTTGATTTATCATCTCTAACCAATGCATCGCTTCTGCTAAATGTCCTTCGAGTTTAGCAAAATTAGCTTTAGTGGATTCCATTTCAGCTTTAATCTTCAAAACACGGTCTTCAATATCAGCTTTGTTCACAACTACTTCTCCTTTTACTGGTTGATTATTACTTAGACTTTCCATATAAATTAGCATAGATAAAAATGAAAATGCAGACTTCAGAAACTTTTTTAATAGTAAAAATAATGCCATCAAGAAAACTCCCAGACCACGATTAACCCAGCACTTCCAGTACCACCGGAAGCACTAGAACTGGTAGAGCCACCTCCCGATCCTCCTGAACCATAGTTACCACCTGCAGAGCCATTTCCAGTGGCAGTCGTAGATCTTCCTCCACCACCATAGTGACTTTCTCCTCCACCACCAGTGGAAGGGTTTCCTAAAAGCATTAATCCAGGATTTCCAGGTTGTCCTTGAACATTAATATCTCCGTTAGATCCTACGCCGCCAGTTCCACCAGATGCAGCACTAGCTTGTGCATTAACAAGAGCACCTGCGCCATTACCACCCACTCCGCCGGTAGCCTGCAGAGAAGATGCACTGAAGGTGGTTGTACCGCCCGTTCCTCCAGTACCGCCGCCGCCTCCTGCAGACCCAACCGCTCCTACTGTATAAGTGTAGGTAGAAGCAGCAGACGCTACGTATAATCTGGCATAGCCTCCACCACCACCACCGCCTCCTGCAGAGCATGTGCCAGTATTACCAGTACTTCCCCCTCCGCCTCCTCCGCCGCCCACTACTTCTACTAATATAGAGGTAACCCCAGCAGGTTTTGTATAGGTTTGAGCAGTACCTGTAGTAAATATTTGAAATGATTTTAAGCCACCCGTTCCCGAAGTTGCAGGACTTGCCCAACTACCGTCTCCTCGCCAAAATGTTGTGCTAGATGCAGATGTTCCACTATTCAAATTGGTTACAGGCAGGTTCCCAGTCACACCATTAGCAAGATTTACCTGGGCCCATGCAGGATTATTGGAAGTACCTGTATTAGAAAGATAGTTTGTAGCAGTGGTACTTTTCGCAAGTGTAGATAAAGCGCTCGTAGAGGAAGCATAAAGAATATCCCCCTGACTATAGGAGCCAATACCTGTGCCACCGCGCCCAACTGCTAATTGACCTGACCATCCTAAGGTCATGCTTACAGCTTGTAAAAGAGCCGTAGCAGGAGTTCCTCCGAGTGTCATCGTCACGTTTGTATCATTGGTCTCCGTTAAAGCGGCTCCTGCAGGTAATTGCGACGTAGTAGCAAGAGTCCCTGAAGTTGGGAACGTGACAGCGGTCGTATTGGTCATCGTAAAGGTAGATGCAAAGGCCCCTGAGGTAGTTAAACTACCACCTAGGGTTATAGTACTTGCACCATTGTTAACACCCGTACCACCTCGTGCTCCTGATAAGGTACCCGTCCAACCAAGAGTCATTGATACTGCTTGTAATAATGCAGTGGACGGCGTTCCTCCTAAAGTCATAGTAACATTGGTATCATCAACTTCGGTCAATGCTGCAGGTGTTGGAAGTTGCGAGGTGGTCGCTAAGGTTCCAGAGGTTGGAAAGGTAACTGCGGTACCTGCTGTCATCGTAAAACTTGTATTAAAAGCCCCAATCGTGGAAAGGTCGCCACCTAGGGTTAAGAAGCTACTTCCATTATTTATGCCAGTACCACCAAAGACCGGAGATAAAATTGTGCCATTCCAGGTTCCTGTGGTAACAGTGCCCAAGGTGGTTATAGTATTTTGACCAATATATGTCGGGTCAATGTTGATTATGGGTGTCGTGCCTCCTGTAGAGGTAATGCGCCCGGCAGTTCCGGTGACACTTGTGACCAACCCCGCTGCTGTCGTGAATGGCACCCAAGTAGAGCCATTCACAGTACCTTCAAAAACAGTCGTCTGACTATTGAATCGAATAGTACCAGCCCCTCCTGCTTGTTGTGCACTATTACCTTCTGGCAATGTAACCCCACCAGTACCTGGTAATATTGGATTTGATGCAATGGATAAGGTAACGGTTCCTGTAGGATTTGAGGCCACGATTTGATTTGCAGTTCCGAGGATACTAGTTACAGCCCCTGTAGTTGTCGCGAGTGTGCCCGAGGTAGGAAAAGTGACATTTGTAGAACCCGTGAAATTGAATACAGCTGGGAATGCGCCACCTAGAGTGAGCGATCCTGCTGTAGAGATAGCGCCACCTAGGGTTATGGTATTTGAACCGTTATTGATGCCTGTGCCACCGAAAGCAGGCGTTATAACAGAACCATTCCAGGTGCCCGTAGTAATCGTACCAAGTGTTGCAAGGGAGGTTTGGCCAACGTAGGTTGCAGCTATATCTATAACCGGATTAATGCCACCGGTTGAGGTTATGCGATTAAGTGTACCTGATACAGAGTTCACTAAGCCTGTAGTTGTTGCAACCTGCTCCCAAGCGCCAAGAAAAGAGCTATAAAATTCAAATACTGCATTAGTTGTGTTATAACGAATCATCCCATCTTGTGGAGATATTGGCCTTTGTGCCGTAGTTCCAAAAGGAATGAGGGCATTTGATGTGCCTGAAAACTGTGGATTAGGCGCTATAGAAAATTGAGGGTTTCCTGTTCCTGTGGGATTCGTAATAACGATTTGATTAGCCGAACCAAGTAAGGTCAAAGACGATAAATTTCCACTGGTATTTTGTACTGCTAAAAATCCTGTAGGCAGAGTAGAAAGTGCAAAACCATTTACAAGGGAACTTGTATTTGTCTTAACAATAAAGTCAGCATTTGCAAGATTTTGCACCGTTTGACCACTTACAGACCCCTGATTTAAAAGGCCTATCATACTAGCGCCGTTGCCAACAGTATTTGCGGCTAATCGCGCAATTAGAGCTGCTACATCAGAGCTACCACCCAGTTGATCCCAAACCGTACCATCCCAGAATTCAAATTGTGAAAAGTCAGTGTTATATCGTATGGTGGGAGTTGCAGGAGATACGGGACGCGTTGCTGTGTTGCCTGTTGCAGCAAATTGTAATTGCACATTTGCTTGAACATTTGCCCCTGATAATAAGGTAGGCGCTATCATGCCAAGCGAAAAATCACCGCCGCTAGTCATCTGACTAATTTTAAGCGTCTGAACCATCATAAATCCTTTTATGCGATTACATTTACGGCAATTGTCTTAATGATATCCCAAAATATGCACCAGTTGCATCCGGCGTGATAAAATGCAACACATCTCCACCTTGCGCGTAGCGCTGTGATCCATCTGAGCCTGGTCTAAACTCCGTATATTGTTGAGTATTCGAAGTTCCTGTAGTTGGAACAGTTCCCGTGGTATTTGAGCTTACAAAAATATTTGAGTTCTGAGTGTAGCCAAAACGTATTGAATATTTATTAATAGAAGTACCTGGAACGGTGAAAGATTGACTTCCATTAGTTGCAAGATTAAATTGTACGCAAACATCCGAAAATGGTACAGTTTGATCATAATTACTATTGTATAATATCGCCACAATTATAACTCCTTTTATATTAAGTGCCCATCCTTGAGTCTGCTGAGTAGTGAAACGAAATATAAGCATCTGTTGAATTAGATACACTACCAGCTACGGATGCAAAAGGACTAGCTGTTTGTGTAACTGATATAAATTGAACTCCTTTATTTCCGTTATTCGCTGAATTCCAGCCCGTTGTAACTATTTCAGTAGTAGCGCCTATTTGCACTGCATTGTCTCTAATATAAACTGAAACATTATTGATAAGACCTGCTTCATTATAAAAAACTAAAGATGCATTAGTCCTTTTTACCTCGTTGTAGCGAATATCAAAAGACCTTGGAAATACCACAATATTCCCACCGCTGGTGAATACGTTACAAGTTCTAACCAAAGCACCACTGGCATCACTAGTGGTTAATAGTACGCCTAAATTTTTAGAGCTTTCAAAATAATAATAACAACGTTTTAAGGTCTCATCAAAGGTTAATATTTGTGCATCCAGAGCAAAGTCATTTCGACATAAAGACACACGTTCGAATAAAATACTATCTGCAGTTGCCGCCTGATTCATATTATCGATAGTATAAATTACAATTCCTAAGGTCATGGTTCCTGTTTGGTTTGCAGGTAATGTCATTCCTTGAAATGAATAGGTCGAACCCTGGGCGCCAAAGGTATAAATTGGATCATTGGTAGGTGTTATAGCTGTCCATCCTGCTGCAAAAACTGGATCGCCTGCTCCCGTCCAACTAGATATTGGTTCAGCCGAGCCAATAGTAGACGGTAATGTTGTTCGCCAAATAAGACGCATTTTAAACCTTACACTACTACTATGCGTTGGACTTAAGATATAAGCTCTCACTAAAGAGGATAATGTATATCCCCATACATCTCGAATTGTTCTAGGGTCGATATATTGAATCATCGCAAATCTATTATTAGCAGTAACTGCTGTTACCTGAAATGCAAAGTTTTGAGCTGCAGTGCCTTGCGCCGTCGATACCTGAGAAGCACCTGTTTGCTGATAAATAATGGTCTGATCAGCCGTATAAGCACATTGGGATGCTAAGGTAGTGTTAGTAACTGTCGTAAATTGCCAAGGATTTAATCCAAAATCCCACCCCGTCAACAAACTTTCTTTAGGCTCGGTTAATAAACTATTACGATAATAATGGAAAGTATAATCTTGTTGGCGTTCTATTGTGTCTTGGATGTATGGAACAACCGTTGGCATATTAGATACAACTAATTGAATACTAGTTATGAAGACATTCCCTGTTATCGGTAACTGGATTAAAAAATCAACGTAAGCCGCTGGGGGTAAATCAGGGTTTGTGGTTCCACCTAACGTACCAAAGCCACGATATTCATTGAATACGCCGTCTACCGTGGCCGTTAAAACAGTGGCTAATAGCGTTGAATTTGAATCAACTAAGGTCGCTGTAATAACCTGCGGGGCACCTTGAATCAAAGCCGTTATCGATACTGCCACCGTTTGATTTGCCCATTCCATCCCGTTTTGTTGAAATCTCTGTCTTAATACAACACTGCCCCAACTACTAGTATTAATTTCTAAGGCATAAGGCGCATTCGTGGGATTAATAGTTGAAGGACTATCATTTAATGGCACCTGGGTCAACGTAACGGTTCCTGTGCCTGTTAAAAGCAAAGACCAACCCGGAGCCACATCAATCGGACTAACGCCGCTTGCAGCGCCTGTGTAGCTAAATGGCGTGGTAAAATCTATTAAAGAGAACTGTGGGTTCGTGATTTGATTGTCACTAATGGATGCAACCTGAGTAATAGGGCCAATACCACCACTGCCTGGTGTGTAATTCTCAACCAAATAAATAAGGGGATCGCTTTGATCATCGCCTTTCCTAAATTCGAGTCTGTATACCATGGGAGCAGCAGAACTACCAGTATCCCAATAGATGTCTACAGGAAGAGTACCATTGGCTAGAAATTGAATTGGGTTGTTCCAAGGAATTAAACCTGAGGGATCGTGGTATACAATAGCTGGCAAATAAGGAAATGTATTTTGTAAGACAAATAGAAAATACGTATCGTCAAAAGGTAATGCGGTTAGATCAACTTCGAACCAAATAGGATTAAATGACCTTACAAACGGCATTATCACACTCCTTGTGTAATTTGATTTATATTAGCATGTTACTCACGAATTGCTAGACTAATAACCGATTTTTGTAATCCTTTCTTACAATTAAGACAAACTACTGCAATATTTGGTAATTCATTGTTCCAGGGGTCATTGTCGATATGATACAAAACTAAACAAAAGTCATGTTCTTTATAGCCACAAAGCTGACAATGCTTTCCGTAATTTTGAAATACTAGTTTCTTTAAGCCTAATCGACATCCTGAGCCTTTTTTAAGGATTCTTTGGGATTTATTTAGAGCCAGTTTTTCTTTTATTTTAGCTTTGTAACAAATCTGACAATGTTTAGAGCAGAACTTTTTCTTTGATCGTTGAAAATATTTAGAACCGGTAACTTCCGTACTACAATTCATACAGTTAAATATAGGCGCCTCTACATTCCTATTAATATGACAATCATAACTGCAGTATTTTGCTGTATGTACTCGAAATAGAGGTACATAGAAAAAACGTGCACAGACTCTACACTTTATATTTTTGCCATTCCTTTGTCGCATTTCATCATCTCATCTAATAGTGGCTGTAGGTGTTTAAAATCTGGCCCTAATTTGAAATTTCCTTTTTGACAGTATTCTAATTCTTTTCGTTCTTCATGGGTTAAAAAAGAAAAAGGGTTTTCGCTATTGTCTTTATTATTGTTTTTAATATTGTCTATAGGTATCCCAGCTAGTGGGGTCATTAAACACCCCAAAATGGGGTCATTAAACTCTGGAAATGGGGTGATTAAAGATTTATCACCCTCTTTAGTGGGGTGATTAAAACTTATACGATAAATAGGAATTCTGTTCCGATAACTAGTATTTTTTCCGGTATAAATTAAGATTTTTTTATCTCTAAATATTTTTAATATGGATTCGACTTTATTTCTGCATCGACCGCTTTTTTCCATGATCTGATCAATAGTAAGAAATACTTCATTATCTTTATTAGCTGTGAAGCAAAGAATCGAAAGAATGTGTTTTTGTGTTGCAGTAAAACCAGTTTGTTCAAAACATAGTCTTGTTAGGTCTATACTCATTTGATATACTATTCCTGTTGTGTGTTGTTGAAAGCCGAACGGGTTAGCGCCCATATGTTCGGCTTTGTTTTTGTATTATACCTATTTTTTATTTTTCTTCTTACGCTTTTCCCCGGATTCCGAGTATGCAATTGCTACAGCTTGTTTCTGAGGTTTTCCTGCGGACATTTCAGCTTTAATATTATCTTTGAACCCTTTAGATCCTGGTTTAGCTCCTTTCTTCAATGGCATTTCATTCTCCTTAAAATAATGATTGTTTTTTGGTCATACACATGGTACAATGTACTTGTAATACTAACCCACACAAATAGGTGTAACATGGACGATAACTTTTATAAAGATAAAAAGGATAATAACAAAAGGCGCCAGTTGAGTTATATTGGATTTAAAGTTTTTGTAATCATATCTGGGTTGTTTATGCTGTTAGGATATGAGTTTAATTGGTTTTGAGGGTTTAGGATGAGTAAAGATACTGAGCAATATATTGAACATGAAGTAAGATTGAGATTAATAGAATCTCAAAATACAGATATCTATAGGAAGTTTGAAAAAATTGAGGAACGGATAGAAAGGATTTTCGATAAACTTGATTCAAAGATTCATTCTAATTTCTTATGGACTATTGGGCTTATAGGTACATCTATTGTTCTCCCTGTGATTTTACATTTACTGAAACTTATTTGAGGTTTATTATGGGTTTTATAATATTTTTTACAATCTATATATTAATTTGTTGGTGGGCATTTGATTAATTATTTTATTTGAGGAATTTTTTTAATTCATTATATCCTAACAAACCACCTATAGTTCCATAAGTTAAAACTTTCTTTACAGAAGGATTATGAAGAAATATCCCTGGATGATTCTTAGCTAACTGCACCATAAATTCTTCATCTTTTAATAAATTCTTAACAGCAGTTTTGGGGCGCATTTTTCCTGCTTCATATTCTGATAGGTCTTCAAGCCTTGTATAAGGGATAACGTTTTCTCTATATTTGTTGGCAAGATTAGTATAACCCATTGCCAACTTTGGGTTGCTACCAAAAGCGTTCTTTGAAAACATGGCTTCTTTAATGCCTTTACGTGTCTCAAGTACATTCTTATAAGTTTTGATTTGACTAGGTGTTAAACCAGTCTTCCTGGATATACTATCAAGATGCCTTTCAAATGCTCCAAGCTCACTATTTGCCCAATGAGCATTTTCAATAGTTGGTTCAGCTAAATATTTTTTAAGTGCTGTATGAAATTTTGGTTGTGAGTTTTTAACAATATTAGAGTGCATATCTACAATTTTTGGGGATGGTAAGGCATGCGTAAGTCCTGCATTATGGGCTTCTGAAAATAATTTAGTGTAATCTTTTTTCGCAATTCCCATTTCTTTCGCTTTCGCCTTAGATAACTGTTTTACAATTCCTTTGCTAGTGATCGCAGGGATTCTTGCTGTAGCCGCCTCTGGAGCCATAAATAAAGGCGCGATAGCACCAATATCATGAAACAATTCATCACCTCTTTGAGACTCACCAAGAATGGCATGCTCTAATCCTGTATTACCAATCTTTAACTTTTCAGCATAAGGAGCAATTTGTTTAAATAAAGGTATATTTTTTGAGCCAAGATAGGTATTAATATTTAATGGCAGATTGTATAATCCTTTAGCTCCTTCTAAGAGTCCAGATAAAATCCCAGCCCCACCACGACCAATTCCTGACAAAGGATGTTCAGATAATTGTTGTCCTGCTTCTGAGAATTCATTAGGCAATTGCATCGCTTTATTGCCTGCTGCAAATAATAAATTTAATCCCGCATTACCAATATCTCCCGGAATACTAGCTATACCTTCATTTTCATGAGTCGGCATCATTGGCGCTTGTGGTAATTTTGACTCTGCTGGTCCTTTGATACGAAACCCTGCATTAGAATTAGCTAGACCTTTTATTTTATATTGAGACATTATTGTGCCCCTAACTGTCTAGCTTGTGCATAGGTCATGGTCTCTTCACCATTTGGACCTTCCACAATCACCAAATCAGTGTCTTTATAAGATGTATCATGACCTGCTAAAACTTTCGACCTTTCTATAGAACTCAATAATTCCTTTTTCATAGATTCAAGTTTTCCTATCGCCACTTGTTGCGATTCTGCATGAGAAGGTTTTAAAGCTTGGGCGAGTTTTAAGGCAACAATATTGCCCCTAGACGAGAGTTTCATCTCAAGACCTGCAATTCTATCTGCAATCAAGTTTTGCCAAACACCAAAGTTTTTATTTTTTGTAGTCTTTGCATATAATTCTGGCAAAAATGTTTTCCCAAACATTTCAGGATTGTTTTTAGCAATATTGATTAATTCATCTACGCCTTTCAAAGAATTTTCAAGAACTGGAATATCTTTTTTAGCCGATATTTTTTCTTTATCTTGAATAACCTTGGCTTTGTTGGCAGTTTTTGCTTCTTCTAATTTGAGTTTGCTCTCCAAATCGGCAAATCTTTTTTGTTGTGGAGTTTCTCGAATCTGAGGCAATTTAATACCGGCCATATTTAAAGCCATTTGCTCCTCAGGAGTAAAGTTAAATCCACCTTGTTGTAATTGTTGCGGTGAAGGAGCTTTTACTGGAGGGCTTCCTATTTCTTCTAAATTTGGCATTCCAGAACCAGACATTGGCGACATTGGTTCTGCATTTGGCAAAGATTGTCCCCCATGAAGCCCTTGTAAAATTGTTTGAATATAAGCCAATTTCTTGGTTGGATCAGATTCCATCTGAGCTTTTTGTATTTGCAATTGTGCTAATTGTTGATGGAGAGGCGCCAAAGCCGCAGCCCTACCTGCAGATGCCTGCTGCAAAGCCAAGGCATCTTTATGTATCTTCATCTGCTGTGCTAATTGCTCACGTTTAAGAATGGGCTCCATAATACGCGCAAACATACTAGAGCCCGTATTAACACCCTGATTTAAAGCCTCACCAAAGCTTCCTGGCAACGGAATTCCTAAAGCCATGTCAACCTCCCGATAAATTCCATCTCTTGGCTAATGCGCCTCCCATAGGCCCTGCAAGCGCACTACCGAACAGGCCAATACCTTGACCTATTATGCTATTAAATAAATTACCTGGAGCATTCTGTTGTCCATAGGCCATCTGTGCACTATTGCCTCCCATATTCATCGCATTAGTGCCCTGATTCATGGCGGCCTGTAAAAGATTAGAGCCCATATTACCTGCAAGACTTCCTTGTTGTCCTGCAGCGCCCAATCCCCCAGTATAAATACCACGCGCAAGTTCAGCGCCTTTCATGTACTTATCCATCAAATCTGCTAGATACTGTTGACGATCCGCATTAGCGATATTTGTGGTTCCTTGCTGAATAGCGTGTAAGGCTGGTGTTGATCCAAGCAAACCTTGAGAACTTGCAGAACTTAAACCACGTTCTTGCGCCATATTCTCAAGTTGCTTTGCATAATCTGATTCGTGATAACCTTGTGTCCATTGGTTTTGGAGTCTTTCAGGATGCAATAACTCATCCATAGAGGTCGCCAATGGCCCGTAGGCATTTTGGCCTTGCTGATTGTAGGGATTGAGATAATCTTGGCCTTGATTATAGTATCTATAAGCCTGATTTAGCCCTTGATTATAGAGGTTTTGGTTTTCACCGTAGAACCTGTTAAGCTGGTTTTGTCCAGCCTTGTATCCTTTCCCAGGATTTAAAAAATCTAGAAAGCCCATTGTAAACTCCTTTTACGGATAAGCTGTTGTAGTAAACTTAACTAACGCCCCTGATTGCATCCCTACGTATTCGTTATTAGTAGTATCGTATAATAAGATACCATTTGTAAAATCACCTGCTGTAAACATGGCTGCAATTTGAACTGCTGTTAAATTGGGTGCGGTTAAAAAGTTAAAACTTTCTTCAATGTCAGCAATATCTTCGTTTAAAGTATCAACCAAATTAGTAACCCATTGGGTAAAGTCTTGGGTAAACTCATTTCCAAAAATAGGTGCTGAATCAATTCTATCTAATATCAAATCCATTAATTAGCCCCTCCGCTAGCACGCCTTGTGTTTCTGACAGCTCCCAATATCACGATAGGTGCCGGACTCACACAAACGAGCTTGTAACAACGGTTCCTTGAGGTTCCTAACTCATTCCATCGCATAATCCAGCGATACTCTCCTAATTGCCAAGGCTCTCTGGCATCAGCTGATAAAAAGGTCACTCCGCCATCATCTGAGATATAAAGCTCAATATGAGGCTTATAAAGTGCATTCCATTGGCTATCTGCACTGGTTGGGAAATTTGTTCCCTCTTGTATAACGTACTTACCGTCTTCCGTTACAATATAAATTGGATTAGTTGGCGTTGAACCTTCCCCAACAATAAAAACAGTATTTAAAAATGGTGCATCCGATCTAAAAAATGCCTCATCACCAAAAACAAAATCAATTTGCACGTAATCATCGATAAATTCTTCATAGGCCTCGAGTGCTAATTGACGCGTTACAAGTTCATAGCGCATAGGATATTGGGTAAAAGCATTCGCGTCTTGGGGGCCAGTATTTGGCGTTCTCAACTCATTGGTGTAAATATTCCCTGCCATCTCATAAATTGCTGAGTCTTCCTCAATGGTTACTAAATGAATATTATTAAAGAAAACATGTTGCTGAATACGATTACGCTCACCATTTAACTCAATAACACGTCCCCAGGTTTGTGTCTCAAAGTTATATTCAATGGCTACAGTATTGTCCTCATCTAAGTCCAGAATGTCCTCAGAAATAAAAATACCAACAACAGCCCGATAAAAAATAGTATTTTCATATTGATACAAGAAACCACGTACCGTTTGGGTTAAAAATGGACTGACATCCCCTGGATGGGTTGAGTCTTGTAATAGGACATTAATTGCCTGGGTTGATATATCTTGGGGTCTTCCGCCATCAGAAACGAAAAAGCTTACTGAACCCTCTTGATTTTGACCAAGCCATGTCATGCGGCCAAAGGATACAGATAGACTGAATGGATCTTCCATGCCATAGTCAAAATTGTATGAAGAGTTCAGTTTAAATGGAAACTCAAAAGTAGCTCCTGCTACGGTAATTTGCGTGCTTATATTCCCCCATATATCTGTAGTAAAATCATTAAAAATATATAACTGATTATGAAGAACCGCTAATTGTCTAATAATTCCTGTAGCTTGGGCAAATAAGGCTGCGCCATTTATCGTGAAACAAGTATTTAAATCAACAACAGAACCACCTAGATTTATTACAGACAAGGTAAACTGTGGCGTATTTAAGGTACTAACGACAAACCGATTACCAAAGGTTGCTACAAATGCAGGGCTTCCTGGATTATTTCCGCCTCCTGGAGCATTGGGGTCAGTAACTGTGCCCATGGTCACATTGGTACCATTTTCAGTAATAATGTAAATATTTGTGCCATCTGTAAGCATGATATAGACGACAGTATTAACTGGCAAAATAGAAAACCAAAGGTTACCGGTTAAGGAAACATTTCCTATAATCTTTTGATTGTAAAATTTGTCATATTGAAAAACTTGGGTGCCATCGATTACATAAAAAAAGTTAATAGATTTAAATATCAGTCGAGGCTCGGCGCTAAATATAAGCTGATTTTGTCCACCAAAGGTAATATGTTGGCGTCCCATAGCAGGATATAATGCTTGTTTCTTTTTTCCACTCTCTACTTGAATCCCATACCAATTCGCACAATCCATAGCACCAAATTGCGTGAAACGCTGACGGTCGTAATAGCAAAATATCGGTAGCTCTTCAATAGCCATTATATTCCTGCCCGTACACGCCATGCACCATTCAACAAACTTGCCCTATCCCCTGTAACTGACAAATTAACTTCAGAACTTGAGATCATAATATCCATTGCCTCGCGATACATAGCTTCCAATTGAGTCGTCCATGCATCAGCGCGACCTTTATACATAGCTACATCTTTTGCTGTTGCAAATAGAAGGTATCGCAAATAATAAGTAGGCAATAAATCCATGGTGGAATTGGAGGTTAAAGTAGCCAACTGAAACTTAGCTCTTAAGAAAAAGGTGAACGCCTGGCTTGGGGCTGGATAAATCTGTAAACGCATCAAAGTTGTTTCAGGATACATAATCAAGAAACGTGGCAATCCTTTTAATGGGAAATATTTGAAGGAGGCCAGAAACTCATCCCGTGATTCAGGAATTAAGGGATAATCTACGCCATCTAAATTAAGCCAGGCGGCCGTCATATTGGCCATGCGTCCTTGTGGAATTAATACTTCATTGGGAAGCGGTATGTAGGTTACATCTGCGCAAACTACATATTGCGTACCGATATTGACTATGGTATTCACAGTATTGGCAATCGTAATCATAAGCCCTGTTGAAGCGTATGCTTGTAAAAGCTCGTTTAATACTAATATAGCCAAATCTTCATCATCGCCATGCAAGGGTTGTGTCGGATTGCTAGGATTTATTAAACGATAGGATTGTCTTACAAATTGCCGTACCGTTGTCATAATTATCCCCTATTTTTTTGACCCTTTGGCTTTAACTCATCCACCGTTGTGAACCATTCACGACTTTTTACAGCCTTTTCATATTCTTCGTAGCTATTACAAAGCCGTCTTTTATCATCCTCGCCATATACAAAAACCCTAAAATCTTTCTTAGGAACTTGTCGACCTACATATTCGACATATTCAATTTTCTTTTCATCTTTCATCAAAAATCCTTGCGTGAAAGGGCGGTTTCCCGCCCAAATCATGAAAATTACGACAAGATAGCCACTGCAAACTCAGGGTTAATTGCAACCCCGCAGATAACGTCAATACGATCGAGCTGCTCGTAATTACGGATATCCGCACCCAAAGAGTAGGTCATCGCTAACTTGTAAAGATCGGAGTAACGCGTAACGGCTTCAACACCACCTTTTAATTCCTTGATTGGAGGTGCAGCAAAGACAACCGCTTGTGTGTGATAAGCCAAAGATACGTTATGGTCAGCATAGAGCAACATTTGAGCACCATTAGGAATAGCAGCAGAAATGTTTTGTTGAGCACCGGCAATAACAATAGTTGGATTAACAGGAATATCTGCCGTAGAGCCGTTGGCCGAGATTACCTGTGCTGTCACTACAAATTGTGCAGGAGCTTCATAAATTGGCTCATAGGTCAGTGGGTTGACTGCGTAAACGCCAGCAGCCGGAGCTACCTGGATGATGTCACCTATGTTAAAGACCACAGTACCAGGGGCTTGCCCTAATCCTGTAACGCTAATTAGGTTACCTGCAATGATAGGTCCATTGGTGACAGTACCTGCAAGTAGCATACCTGCAGGAGGAGTCCCGCCTAATTGCCCAGCACCTGCTATTTGACGCGTCAAAAAGTTAGTCTTAAAGAAGTCAAAACCTGATAAGTGCCCTACAAATCCATCAATCAAAGCACCTGTATTAACAGTCATGTTAAAGACGTTAAAGAGGTCATTGGAAAGGTTCGCTGCAATACGTGGGGGAACAGCACAAAAGCGTTTGCCATCTTCAGGGATTGCAAGTTGCGTCATTAAGGCATCAGCTGTCAAAATTGTGTTTAAACTAACAGGCACGCCTGGTGTTCCAACAGAGTTATAAACTGCAGGCTGGAAATTTTGAGCGGCAATGAAATTCTCAACTAAGTTTGCCAAACGCTTTGCACGAGGGGCGTTAGCCATTTCTAAATAGGGTTCGTCGCGCGCACGATCGAATGTGAGTTCGAAACCCGTATACTCAATCATGGTTCTAAATTGTTTGGTGATAGATAAAGGACGTATGATTTGAACACGAGCTTCACTTGTAGCAGACGCACCTTCACCCGCGAGATATCGCTCTTCAAGCCTATAATCGAGTGTTTGACCGGTAGCAAAACGAAGAGATTTAAAATCACCTTCAAGATTACGATTAGCTGTTCTTGCAAAAGCCAAACTGTTCCAGAAACGCACAAATACGTCATCTAGAACGTACTGGGTTTCGCGAAAAATATTAGTTGACATGTTCCTCTCCCTGACGAACAAAATAATAAGTAAACGCACACACTGTGCACCTAGTAATCATTTGTCCGGCGGGAGACAATCCATATCGTTACGCGCCTATCTTTTTTCTTTTGGGATGATGGAAACCCGTACAACTACGCATCAATTAGTTAATTTGTATCATATCTATGAAAAAATGCAACAATGTTTCTTTTGTTAATCATTCTTATCTTTTTTTTCTAATTCTTTAGTTATTTTTTCAACCTGTTTTAGGATATATAAAAACATATTAAAACAACTATCCAGTGTTCCTTCAATTTTAGGTGAGGTAGGTAATACAAACTTATCTTTATCCACGTTTTGCCTTTATTTTAGCCATCTTTCTAGCCTCAAATTGTGCTATCTGTTGCTCAATCGTCGGCTCCTTTGGGGTACGCTTGTGCTCTATGGTCGCGTCTTCTGTAGCACGCCCTAGAGGCCTTGGTGCGGACGTTGTCGACTTAGACTTTCTCATGCGTTCCTCTAATCGTCCCATTTCAACCATTTGTACGTATTGATCAGGAATAGACGATATACGTTTAAGTTCTTCAGGATGTCGTTTGCTAGCCGCATAGATGAAAGCAGCTGGGTCTTTCATAGCACGCGTGGCAACCGTCATCGCATCGGTAATAGGTTGTTGTTTTACAACTTGCACAAAGTCATCAAAGTTATTCATGCCATCCAGAAATTTGGTTTCAAACTCACGTTGAGCTGTTTGCTCGCGCACTCGCATCTCACGTTCTTCAGTCTCACGTGACATGTTATTAACGGTTTGTTTCACGAATGATGCTAGTTGTTGCTGCCAGTCACTACTATCATTTGGATCGTATTCGAAATCTTTGGCAGCTTTCTGAACCTCGCGACTTGCACCTGTTTCAGCCAATTGTGCACGTAATGCCTCAATCTCTGCCTCATGTTTGCGCGTCATACTTTCAGCTTGCTTTTTAAGACGCTCGCGTATTACCTCATTGTCAGTAGTCTTTTTATTGCCATAGTCATCTGTTTCCACCTCAGGTGTCGCGTCTTCAATTTGTTCGTTAGTGGTGGTGTCTTTATCCCCGACATCCTCATCGTTGCTTCTTGGCTGTTGTTCGGGTATGTCACTATTATTTTCGTAATCATCTCTAGATCCATCTTCTTCACCCTCCAGTTTTTCTGCTATTTCCGTGGGAGTTATTTTACCAGTTGCCAATAAATCATCCAGATTACTTATTTGCATCTTACGTCCTTATATTGTGTGTCAAAATCTTAACCAAATTATCAGCATGCGCTATAGCATGGTCACTTTGTGTTCGTTCAGTTTCAGCCATATATCGCATCTTACTTTCTTCAATTTCCCCCATGACAGCGATTTCTTCCGCTTGTAATTTTTGTCGCTCAATCTCAAGGTCAATCTGCATTTGTTGAGCTTTCAATTGTAACTCTTGCTTTTTGAGTTCAAGTTCCGCTTGCTTGAATTGGGCTTCCATTTGCATTTGTTGCTGCTGCATTTGCATAGCTTGTTCTTCAGGACTTGGTTGATTTTGACCCATTTCTGACGGCATTTTGCCCGTTTTACCAGCCTCAATGATTTGCGGGGGCACAATGGTTTTAAGTCTGTTCTTAATCTCAATAGTATTTGATAAAGGCAGGTTATCAGCATACAAGTCAGCCACAAGATTAAAAGTTTCAGGACTTGCTTGTAGTATTTGTTGCAAACTATTGAGAGCCTCTTGCTTCTGACCTTCATAGCTAGGCCCTGGTTTCAAGCGAACCTCATAGGTGCCTTTCCTAATATCATTTTCAACTTTCTCGCCATACTCATCCATCTGTTTATTGATAGTAATGTTCTTCATGCCCTCATCAGGGGTCATTAAAGCAATCACACGTTCTGCATCATACACACGTGGTATCATTTGATTAATAATGCGACCTGCGGTTGCTATGGCACGGTTTATGCTATTAAAAGCCACATAGGTTGAATAACTTCCTTGGCGAGTTCTAGCATCAATTGCAACTCCTGATATCTCATTACCTTGCTGGCCCATCCGGGTTGGATATAATCCGGTTGAGGTGTATAAATCCTCTATCGCAAGATTGTATTGCGTAAATAGCGATTGTGAGAGCTCAGGGGGTTGCACTTGGAAAGGCTTATCACCATTAGGGGATTCATCATAAGTTAAGAGTCCTTGGATAGATTGGGGGTCTTTCCAGTTGCGCATAGTATCAGGACTTTGCGCATTTTTCTTAGAGCCTATCCATTGGTCATAACGACTAACTTTCAAAATATAACAAGATTGGGTTCTGAGATAATTGATATACCGCTGAGTATCTATAACATCATCAAAAAATGACCGGCATACTTGCTTGCCATCTTTATCATAAAAGGAATTCTGATCAACATAGATAACGGGTATTTCTTCGGCTGGGAATTCAGTTTCATCTAAAATGTAATCACCTGCTATTTGATAGTGTATGATACGCGAGCGTTTGTGCTCACGTTTTTCTTCAATTCTTACAGGCTGTCCTTCATCAAATAGTGTTTGTCGCTCATCGAAATCTAGTTCTTCATCGTATTCGGATTCTTCATCAATGGGTGCTGTTAATCCTTGGCCTTCGGCTTTATTGCCAACTGTTACTTCTCCACCCATAATACCCATAGATTCTGGAACTTGAGATAACATTGGGTTTTGAGGTAGGGGCGGCATCCCTGCCTGTTGTTCTAATCCCCCCACTTGAGGTACTGGCTGCAAATCTTGTGCCAGCATTTGATTTTCTTGGAAACGAAGACTAGACTCTATTAGCTCGTCCATCTCTTCCTGGTTTAATATCTTACCATTTGACATTTTATAAAGCGTGTCTTTGATGAACTTACGTTTGTAGTAATTATTGATTGAAGCTGCTTCATCATCGGCCCATGAGAATGGATCTTCTCCATAGGTATCCGGCTGCACAGCTAATGCTATTTCCTCTTGCGTTGCTGTAATTTTAGAGGCACGCTTTACCTTTTCTTCAACTTCTTTGCCATAGACTTGTCTGAATTTCGCCCACGTCATACGCGTAATATAGCCGCCATGCATACCATCTGTTTTATTGATAGTCTCAGCACCTATATCCCAATAGCAGCGACTTGAATCCTTAAACCAACGTTGCACGATGTTTAAATCAAATGATTTTGAATGGGTATACTCTGTGTCAACTAAAAAAGCGCCATAGCTTCCGATAAAAGCCTGGGAGGCTGCTACCTGATATGCGGTGTTTGATTCATTACTGAAAACAATATCTTTGACTATGAGTTCACGAAGATGAGCTGTTTCCTCATCGCAATTTGTCATAGGAACTATTTCAAGCTGTGGGGTATTTTGTTGTTGCTCACCAAGGAGTGCATTACCCATAGTGGCAAGTTTATTGGCCGTTAGCGGGACTTTCTTATTGGTAATAAGCATGTCCTCTTCTTCCTCTTCCCATTGATGGCCAAGAACAAAGGAATGCATCTTATGATATTTATCGATGTTGTATTTAAAGTATTGTCGCCATTTCTCACAGGCGATTCTAGCTTCTCGTGCTAACTTTTCAGCCTTCCTAGCCATATCAAAGTCCTTTTTTGTTTAAACCTGTTACATCTTGTATCAGTATAATTAAACTTTAGTTCGCGTCTTGCGTAATCCTATCTGTTAACATTTTTTTTCCTAAGAATGCAATATCATCTATCAAAGAAAACCCTGAATCTTTATGTGTTTTAGAAAAAAACTCAAATGATAATTCTGAAATAAAAATACCTACACAGAAGGTAACCATATGGAAATACTCCTTACTATCCAATCCATATTTTTCTTGTACTACAATAGTTTTACGCATCCACGCATTAAATAATTCTCTAATGGCCTCTGCGTGGAATTTAGGATCGCTCAAATTAATCACCTTATCTATTATGTAGGACTATACAGCAACATCTCTTACAATAAAAATGTCTTGGTGCTTCTTGCATATGTGTCCTGATATACCATTCAAACTTGTGACCAAAAACTTTACACAAAAGCCTATTTATCTGTGAGATTATCATTATCTCTCCAATAACCTCCTCTATTTATCAATAAATGATCGGCCCATTCATCGTCTAATAGGGACTTAATATCATGACATTTATGGCACATGTCTATAAAGTACATGCCATTTCTCGAGAGTGTCTTTTTATATTCATGTAAACATCCCACTACTTCGTTCGGGGAGTCTATTGACCTCATAATTTCCACCACCTGCATGTTGTCCATAAGCAAACGTTATCATAAGTGCATCTGCTTTGTCAGGACTATTCATCCCTCTCTTTTTAGCATCTATCTTAGACTCAATCAATAAGCGACCATTGCTCGTATATTTATATCCTAGTCCACAAATCTCTTTTTGCAATTCGGGATCATCTGGTATTTGCACAGACAAGTCTTGGGTAAACCAGTCGCGCATCTCGCTCCAAAGCTCAGCCCTGAGGTTTTGAAAATGTTCGGTATTATTAGCATTCCTTGATACATTAACGCCAACCACTTGCATATAACCCATCTCATGTAATCTATCTACAACACCGGCCCCTATTCCAATAGAATCAATAAATACCTTATTAGGACGCTCTTTATCGATAATCATCTTGACCTTACCCACTAACTGCATGGTATCTAGTCCCTGGTGGGCCTCAAGCTTATAAGCTAATCGTCCACGACGTCTGATTATCGTTGATCGGTCATTTCCACCACGGGCTGGATCAACCCCTATGACTAAAGACGTATCACTATCTACTGTAGCTTTTCGAGCACGGTTTACGGGTTCGACAGTAATGAAAGTATCCGTTATACTGTTGAGGAATGCTTCTTCATCGGTAAACGGATACTCTTGACTAAAGCCTTTGCACTTTTGATCATAGTCTCCATCAAAGTCAGATAGTTTGTTACGCCTCCATGCCAAATGCCGTGCAGTTAATCCATTATCGCCATAGAGTTGCATCCAATCTTCTTCATCAGGTGTTAATTGCATCCCAACGGCGTCTCTAGTGTATTCATCTTGCCAATACCAGGGTACAAATATTATTTCCCAATCAGATTTATTCTCTTTCGCATCTTGCCAGTCAATGTAAAAGGCATTACTAATACCGTTAGCAGTAGACTCTTTAATCTTTTCAGTACCTGGAATATCTGCAACTGTCTGCTCAATGCCACGTTTGGTTTCTGATGGATTCTCATAGAATGCATATTCGGATAAGTGCAAAAGCTGATTAGTCATTGAACGGCCAATTTCTTTAGAGCCTGCTGTTCCAACCCGATAACCTGAATTGAATTTGTTAAACACAAGGCGGTTATCGTTATCCTTATCAGCCTTAGGTGCTAATCCTGTTGGTAGATTATTGTTATAGCGCTTAGTCATCTCAAAAAGACTTTTTGTGGCATCCGTCATATGAGTTAGGATAAAAGCTTGTGTTCCTTCTACAGTTAATACTCGATGAAAAAAGCGTGCTTGAATATACGTCGATACACCTTGTTGACGGCCTTTTAGGATTAATACGCGGATATAGCCTAAACGTTTGAGCTGTGTTTCTATTCGCTCATGGACATAACGCTGTGCTCTATTAAATTCAAATGGGATTAGGTTTCCTGATTTATCGGATATCTTGAAGAAAGATGGGGCAAACTCTTGGAGGTCATAAATGTTAATCATTGTTTAACTTTTAGTTCACCTGTCATTATCTTTTCAAGCAGTGAGGCAGCATTCGTAGTATCATCATCTCTATCTTTTTCACGCCAGCGTGCACGTGTTTTGAGCCAAAATATTTGAGCTTTGATATCATCTCCATCGATTGCTTTACGAAAAAGTTTAGCTGCAACCTTAGCGTTTGCACGAACTATACTGTTGTCTAATTCATCGCGATAATACTTAACTAATGTATTAATATGCACACCAATAAAGTTCGCAATTTCCTCCTGACTATTGCCAAAACTTACTAATGCTGCAACCTCAGCACGCGTCTTCTCTGTTGGTTCATGTGGAGTATTATCTGGCATCATTCCTCCAAGATAGCTTTATTACCGGTATAATTTTCATATCTTTGTATAATAACATCACAGTATTTTGGGTCAAGTTCCATCATAAAACATTTGCGTTTGGTTTTCTCACATGCGATTAAGGTGGATCCTGAGCCTCCGAATAAATCAATTATATTGATAGCTTTTTTGTGATTTCCTAATGCTCTAATAGCAAGTTCCACAGGTTTTTGAGTAGGGTGAATATAATTTGTGTCTTTTGAAACAATCCACAAATCAGACTCATTTTTAATCGATTCATCAATCTTTGCATTTGTTAAACAAAACTCATGTTGATGGCGATATCCAGAACCCATACCAAAGTTGTTTTTAGCCCAAACAATACATGCAGTAAACTCTAAAGTATTTTGTAAAAGAGCGTAAAACTTCCAGTTACACCATACATAATAAGGACATCTGAGTAAACAAATCATAGTAACAATAGATGAGATAAAATGTTCAAATTCATCATCTTCTAAATCATCATTTTTGATTACATCAAATTTACCAGACCGACCCTTGAAGCCAACATTATAAGGGGGATCAGTAAATATTAAATCCATAGGTGTTTTACCAATTAATTTGTCAACGTCAAGAATATTAGTACTATCACCACACATCAAACGATGCTCACCCAACATCCAAACATCCCCAAGCTTTGTGACCGGTTCCGCAGGCACATCAGGGCAATCATCCTCACCACAAAATACCTCAGGCGCGTCATCTGGAAAAATATCAACCAACTCATCAAGGTCAAAACCTGTCAACGTCAGGTCATAATCAAATCCTTTCAAATACTCAAATTGGCTAACCAAAAGGTCATTATCCCAGCCTGCATCTAGTGCAATCTTGTTATCAGCAATTACCAAAGCTGCTTTTTGTGCATCGGTTAAGCCTGACAACACAATACAAGGTAATTTCTCAATACCACACTGAATCGCAGCCTCCAAGCGCCCATGCCCTGCAATAATAGTATTATGTTCATCAATTAAGAGTGGATTAGTAAAACCGAAGGCATTGATAGAGCGAATGATCTTGTTTATTTGTTGTTCAGAATGGGTACGGGAATTACCTTTAAATCTGTGTAAATCCCGTACAAAAATGTCTTTATAGTCTCTAAGCATCAGTGTTTAAGGGCCTGCTTGCACATTTCTATGCTCGCCAACTAAGGCACCATCGTTCTCACCAGCTTCCCCTGGCCAACAGTATTTTGGCTGTTCACGGCATTGTTCATCTACAATCTTCCCATACATAGACTTGACACCATTGTAATGATTGTATTCTTCTTCCTCTGTGTAATCTTTGACTTCCATCATGATAGTAGCTCCATCTATTAATCGATTAATAATGTACCACACGGTAACGATAGCACAATTTAATTACACAATAAAATATTTTAAATATTTAGTTCAAATTACTTGACATATAGTTCAAGTACTTGTACCATCTCCTTTGTTAACTAGCCAAGTGAATATAAAAATGAATATTAATTTTGAATTTGAGGAAACCGATCATGGATTGGAATTTATGCAATACCAAACAAAGATTTTTTATTGTAATGGCATCTGCACCTTTAGAAATTCAGATTGTGGAACTTTAGAAAATCTCAAAAAGTTACTTGGGGACTTAAAAATATCCATAGAAAAATTAGAAACGTTCATAAATAGCAAAGGATAAAAAATGAAAGATTTTGTAGATTGCGTAATGAAGTTCTACGGTAAAGATGAAATATACGATATCGGAGCGACTCGTGAAGAAGTATGGCACGCCACATGTATTCGATTAAAAAGAACCCTAGGTCAGCCATTGAATGGTGTATCTTTTGAGGCTGATGACCTTGACCGGGAAGCAGTTAGGGATATTATTTTAGAAATTAGGGAGAAATCATGAAACAAGATACCGACAGTTATCTGGGAACAAAATATACGGTTTGGAATGACCAAGATTATCCTAACGATTGGTATTTTACAATTCATACAAATTCTGGTGATATAGATAGCGATGATTCATTTAACACAATGCAGGATGCAAAAGACTATGCTGAAGGCTATATAGAAATTCAGCTAGACAGAGCTATAGGGAGATACTAATGAAAACCTTAAGCGATATAACGCTTTACGATCTAATGGCTGAAGATATGGATGTTTGGGTCAGAAAGCGCACCTCAAACACCTTTGAAATACAAATTGATGACGAAAATGGCGAAACCCTCCTAGAAGATGACTCAATACATGAGTTTGCCGTAGATAGCTTTGCTAGATTCTGCAAGTACTTTCTATTTTCATACAACAACGCTAACAAAAAGGAGTTAGAATTATGCTAAGGAAGCTCAAATGCGCCTTGAGAGGTCATAAGTATCATCTGCACTATGACCGGGTAACCAGGGTTTATGGTCCGGCGAGCGAAGATGTTTGCTGTTGCTGCAGTCGAACTCGACGAACTTAGGTGCGCTGAACGTTCTTGGCAATTGCACCCTTTGGGGAGTTTGCAGGCTCAAAGCTTACAGGCTCTCCTGGTTCTAGTGTTTTAAACCCGTCCGAGTTAATTTCTTTATAATGCACAAAATATTCTTTGTTGTTACTCGTGATAAATCCAAACCCTTTGCTCTCCGAAAACCACTTCACAGTCCCTTGTAGCATTTCTTATCCCTTAAAATCAATTTTAACAGGCCTTAAACGAACGCTAAGGCACCTAAAATATAAATGTAACACCTAAGTGACACTTTTAAAACAAAAGTCAGTATAAACGTTTATATGGCTCTGTATTGCCTTCTGCGTAATTGGGCATACCGGATTCTATCCAGCACTTAACCGCGGTGAATAGCGTTTCTTCAGGTAATAGCCCGTGTAACATATCTTGTTTGTCTTCTTTGCTCAAGAGTCTTGTCGATATTAAATTAGCCTTTATGCATAACATCTTAGCTATTGTTATCAATACACTTTTGCAATGC